CTGCAATACCGCCGGGTGCGCTAGGCCCGAGTCTCGTGGTTGCTGGCGGTTGTGAAGGATTCAAGAAAGATCGACCTCCACGATGCGGTTGAGCACCGGGTGGTCGATTCGAACCCCGATCAGTGTGGGTAGGTCCGACAAGAACTTCTCAAGCTCGTCAACCTGCTCCCGCGTGATCGAATAAAGATAGCACACTTGTTCCATGGTGGACTCGGCACACTGGTGTTCCAAAGCGGCGTGGACCTTCCACGGTTCGTCTTGGTCGACTGGGACGCTCTCAGCGGGCACGTCCCTGGTCTCCTCAATAAGACGCCCAACAACCACACGCAGGACCGGTATGAAACTCGTGTCCCGTCGCAAGCCGAGTGCTACACCTCGGACCCAGGCTCTCCTCAGGCGAGCTTTGCGAGGCGGGTCAATTGCCCAGAAGGTCTTTGCCAGCACTCTGCCGATTTTCGGTCCGTAAACGTACTCGTCAAGGCCCAATGCCCACAAACGACCAGAGCAGATCTCACCGTCGAAGATGGTGTGAGAGTCTGACTCGAGCCGGACTGAAAACCCGTACAGCTTGAAACTGTGGACGATGTTTGCAACATCTTCCAAGTCAAGCGCTTCCGGCAGCATGGGCAACGCGTTGTCCCCATTTATCGCGACCATGGCGGTAGGAAGGTGTCGAAGCACACCTAGCCACATCTTACCATTGGCGAGCGAATTGCCGAATGACGTGTCCCCATCGCCTGAACAAACTTGCCACCAGAGGCGATATACAACCCCGTGTTTAGTCCGCCCAATGCGACCTGTCCTACGTTCCTCAAGCACTTTCCGGGTCGGTTCGTTGACGCCAAGAGCGAGCAGATCAGCGTGCTCGCTCATGTGTGGGCCCGGACCGACGCTGGCATCCCACATGTCAGCATCGGTCGGCCAGGGTCGCAAACCCCGGGTGACCGCCGTCGTGTACCACACGCCTAATGTCTCGGCAGTGCAACCGGACGCATAGGCAATGCGCGACGTGCCCTCCAAGGGCCACACGCGTCTCAAAACCTTCCCAAGTGCGTGGAACGTCGGCCCACTGGAAGCGGTAACCTCGGGCTGGCGCCCTTGGATCAGACGTGGTTTGACCGGTTTCTTCAACTTCTCCACCGTTAACAGTAGGGGAAGTCGTTCAACCTTCACGAACGCACTTATCTGCCGCTCCCGGCCAACTACACCACTCAAACGCGCGTGTTCCCTGGCTTGCTGATTGATAAGGCGCTGACCGGCTGGATAGCTCGCGTTCCACTCATCGAAAGGGGTGGGAACAACATTGCCTGGTTTAACTTCATCCAACATCCGATCCCAGTATTGCGTGCGCAATTCCGGGTCGTGTCGCAGGTCATTGTGTAGGGCCTGCCAATTCAGGGTGACGCTCGGATCAAACCACAACTGGCTGCGGGCCAATCGCAATCGAATGGCGGCAATTTCGTTGTGGATGCATGAGCGATACACTAATGGTACAGCACACAATAGGCCTGGCCCTAACAGGTGGCAGACAGGACGGAGTTTGCACTCCTCCTGCACTTTTGGGATCTTCACCTCCACACTCTGGGTGTCTTCTACAGTCATTGGTGTACCATCCTCGGCGGCGCAAGCGCCCACGATGGGAACATCACTGAGAGTCAACCCGTGTGGCCAAAACCCCTCCAACCAGGCGACTAGGCTCAAATGCCAGGATGTCTGGCTGATTGCTCCCACGCCTGGCGAAACCTGTAAGGCGGATTTGTTGACCTGTGGCAATGCCGAAGCTAAGTCGCCGGCAATACTACCTAGATCATCCACCCAGTCCAGGGCGCGCAGCATGTTATACAGGCCCGGCGCTAAGGCTAGCGCGTTATGGCCCATATGAAACAAGGTGCCCCAGAACAGCCCGAGCTTCCACCACGCGAAGTGCGCGAGGGAAGTCATGGCCTGCGCGTGCAAGCCAGCCATTCCTGACTGTGTGGTAGCTCCCCAGAGCTCAATGACAACAATGGCCAACACACCTGGCGCTCCCAGCTTGTGCTTGATGTACTCCTCAGCGGGTGGTGCAATGAAGACCGCATACGTGGCCAAGCCCAACACGCCTGTTGCGCTAAATTGCACCGGCTGAGGCTGCAGCTGGGCTGAAGCGGCCGGCAAACTACGGTTAAAGTGGGGCTTGAGCGCCACAATACCGAGTGCTAGACCTAAGCCTCCTGCAACCTTGAGCACATCGCTGGTCTTGAGATTGCCATGATTGAAAACGCTATGTAACGGGGTGAGTAGATCACGCATAAAACCAAAAGACAACCAACCGATGCGCAGTTGGCGCGTTTGGAACCAGGCTATTTCCGCTGCAGCCCGGGCTTCCTCATGTTGAATGATTTGCCCAGGTGCTTCAGCGACAATCCTAGCTGCTGACCTCTCCAGAGTGTTCCATGCGTCGTTCGTCAAAGCGCGGCCGGCCATGTGGAGCGCGGCCTTCTCAACGACACTCAAGCGAGCGACAATTTCTCCTCCAACGCCAACGTACAACTCTTCCCCCATCGAGAACTCAATCGGCTGGTACCAGGATACACCTAAAGCACCAGGCGCCATAAGCGCCGGAGCATCCACAAGCTCGAACTCGACAAGGACGAAAGCAGCACCCAACGGTGTCTTCTTCCAAGTCAACCTCTTGCGGCGGAACTCACGCCAACTGAAATACTTTGCCTCTTTCTCAAATCCATACCAGTAATTAACCGGCAGGCTGATAGGCTCAGTATCCCCAGGGAG